TGCGCTCCAGGCGGGCTTGCAAGGCCGCCAGCTTGGCACGCTCAGAGACGGAGTACGACATTTGAATTCATCCCAAGTACGACATTAGAAAAAATCCCCAACACCAAGTCGACCCATAATCTATCGTATGTGAACGAAGCAAAAAAGCCCGTATTACCACGCCGGGATCAAGTCCTGGCGCGGCTTCGCGAGTAATACGAGCTTCTTAAAACCCTCTGCAATTTTTGCAGTAAGGCCCTTCTTTTTCGCTTCTTCTTCGACCAGCGCCAGGAACATGGTCGCTGCGTCCACACCGGCTTCTTTTGCCAGGACAAAGGCCGCTGTGTAGTCCGGCAAACGGTCACCGCGAACGTATCGGTTCAGCGTCGTCTGTTGCATCCCGAGCTCTTTCGCAGCTTGGTTGACGCTTCGCCCGTGAAGCGCCTTTTCTATCAATTCTCTGTAGCTCATAGCGAACCCCTATTTGCTTGCTTAGGCCGATCGAGCTAATTTCCGTCTGTTAGCTCGTTTGGCCTAAGGCCAGTCGGTGTAACGAGGCCAAATATAACGGGTTTACCTCTTCGGACGGTAAACCCTTCGACAGAGGGGTGCGGTGATGCAACACAAGGACCACAGGCAGCTGGACTTGCTCGGCGGCCTTCAGCACCCGCACCAGGCGCAGATCCTCCACGTGCTTGGCTCCTGCCGTGACATGCATCCCAGCTACTACTGCGATCGCGACGAGGCCCTGCGTCGCATGTCTGAGCTCGTGCACAGCCACGCTGGTGCCGACGCTGAGCTGCCCGATGTTCTGGCGGATCGGTACTGCTGATGCGCCTCCGTCCTTCCCCAGCTCGTCATCTTGATCCGACCAGCACCGCCTATGCGGTGCATGGCGCGTCCTCACGTAATGCCGTGGAAGAGGGCGCTCGTGCGCAGAAGGACGGAGCGTCAGCGACGGACGCGCGGCGCGCGGGCGCTTCCCCCCGTCCGGTAATACGGGGGGAAAGTGCCAAACGCGAGGCAGGGGCGATCGTTGACTGGCTGCGTTTTACGTTCCTGCCCGAAGGCGGCATCGGTGATGCCCTGGAGCTGCTGCGTCGGTACTTTCACCTGTGGTTTTCGATCCCCGTCACGATGAAGCCCAGCGTGCGCGGGTTTCGTGGCTATGAGTTCAGCCACGACTTGATGGCCTTCGTCAATGGCGAGGCGATTCGGTTGGGGATTGTTGCCTGTGGTGGTGAGAGCGTAGGCGGAACGATGCTCGTTGATCTGTCCGGGCAGGGCTGTGTTGTCGTGCAGGACTGGATGGCTGTCTTTGCGACCATGCAGGACCTGGATGCGCGTATTACGCGCTGTGACCTGGCCGTGGATTTCTGTCAGGGCGAGGTGAGCATTGAGCAGGTGGAGGAGATGTACTTTGCCGGTGAGTTCAACGCAGGTGGTCGCATCCCGAAGTATCGCCGCGTTGAGAGTGGTGTTGCGAATGCTGAGGCCTCCGGTGGCCGCACGTTCGAGATTGGCCGTCGCGTCAACGGCAAGATGTTGCGGGCCTATGAGAAGGGCCGGCAGCTGGGCAAGCAGGACAGCGACTGGTTGCGTATCGAGATTGAGTTTGGCAACAAGGATCGCGTGATCCCGCACGAGATTGTTGTGCAGCGCGACCGGTATTTCGCCGGTGCGTACAAGGCCCTGGAGGCCTTTATGGCGGCAGACCCGCAACGGGTGCCGACCGATCAGCGCGAAGCGCTGGAGAACCAGGACGCGATTGTCCGTGAGCGAAAGCTCGCCCATATGAAGCAGCAGTTCGGCCCCACGGTCGATTACGAGCTGCGGTCAACCAACGAAGACTTCGCCGCACTCGTCGTAGCGATCCGCCGTCAGGGCGTTCCGGCGCAGCTGCAAAAGACTGCCCTGGCGAGGCACGTGTATGGCACGCACGACCCTGTGCCGAGACCTGAGGAGTGAGCAATGGAAATGAAGGCACGCGTCACGGTTCGTGGCGCCAAGACGTGGGTTGGGAACATGGATGGGAAGCAGCTCGATACCGGCACGATCTATGCCGATGTGGAGCTGCGTGGTGAGGGCTCGAAGGGGTGCTTCACGCAGGCCTTGAAGTGCGAGAACTCCGAGGTGGTGAAGAAGGTGATTAGTAACCCGTTTCCGTTCCTTGCAGAGCTCAGCATGATCGTGACCAGCAACGGCAAGCAGGACGGCGATCAGCAGGTGGTGACGCAGATTGTTCCGCTGTCGCGCGTCGCTGAAGACGTGAAGAAGGGCGCGTGATGCTCGCGGTGCTCGCGTGGTGTGGTGTTCGTTGGGCGGCGCGTCGGTTGGACCGGAAACGGTTCGCCAGGCCGTACATGGTTGCCGCTAAGGCGTCGCGTCGTTATCGGGCTCGGTTGGCTTGGGCGCGAGCACTGTTTGGGTATTGAGATGGCTCAGTGCGTGCAACTCGTCAGTGGTCAGTTTCAGCTTGATAGCACTCCTGCATCGTCGTGCACTGGGTACCTGTTGCTGACCGCTGACGAGGTCACGCTGTTGCATGCGTTGCCGCCGCTGTCTGCTAGCGATGGTGCGCTGATTGGAAGCGCGATGCTCGGTCTATGGGCGCTCGCTTTCGTGTTTCGATCCGCAGTGCGGGTCATTTATCAACGTGAAGAGGAGTAGGGCAATGAAAGTGAATCTGATGAAGGTTGCTGCGGTCGCTGGCGCTGTTGGGGCTTCGGGTGCAGCGATGGCTGATACGACGGGCGTGGATGTTTCCTCGACTGTGTCGTTGCTGGGTACTGGTGTTGCCGCGATCGGTTTGATCGGTGCGGCTATTCTTGGTCTGGCTGGTGTGGTCGCGATCTACAACTGGGTTCGCAAGCCGATCAAGTGATGTTGCGGGGCATGTTCCCCGTGCCTGGCAAGACGCGGGGGCTACGGCCCCCGTTTTCATTGGAGGGTGACATGGAAGGCTACTTCGTTCTCATTGCGATAGCGGGTGCTGGATGGATTCTTTTCTCGTGAGGGTGGTGAGCTATGCCCTGGTCATTTTTCTTTCGTCCTGCGCGCAGTTGGACCGGTCTCCGCCTGGGTCGTGCATTAGTGGTCGCAGCGCTTGCCTTTGGCCCGACGTTGGCTTTTAGCCAGACAAGTGGTGGCGGGTATCAGTGGTCTGGTGGGATTGATTCGGCAAAGCCGCGGATCGTTGGTGACGATCCGACCAGTGTTTGCGGTCAGGTGATTTCGCGCGATGTGCCTTGGCAGATATTCGATCATGCGGCGGCGTTGGATGCCTCGCATTACGGTTGTTATGGTTCGACAGTTAAAGGGGGGCCGGTAGGGCTGCTAACGACGTTGAACCGTGTCTCTGGGAGTTGTGCCGCTGGTTATACGTTGCAGGCTGATGGGTCTTGCAAGGCGAATCAGCAATGCCCTGCTGCTGGTCAGTCTGCACCTGGTGGAAATACCGCTAATGGCACGAGTCCCACGCAGACGATTTTGAACCCGCAGGTGTGTGTTGGTGGATGCGCGTACACGTACGGGTCGTATTGGACTGGTGCGACGCCTGGGCAGACTGGTGGTTATGCAGCGCAGTACACGGGACTCAAGTCGACGGGTAGTACTTGCAGCGGTACAGGTACGCCTGCGGCTTCCCAGTCTTCTCCGGCTGATCCGCCGAAGCAGTGTGGTGATCGTCAGTATTCCGGAACGGTGCAAGGGGTGAGCGTTTGCATTGACTATCCGGTGCAGACGACGGGTGGGAACACGTCAACGACGACGAACGATGCGCCTGCGAGCAGCCCAGGTGCGAATTCCAATAGCACGACCACGACCAGCACGACGTGCGATGGAACGACCTGTACAACTACAACAACGACGAACACCAGCACGTCTAGTAGCAGTGGCAGTAGCAGTAGCTCGGGTGGGGCGAGTTCTCCCGCCGCGAGTGCGTGCCAGGGTGGAGCTGGTGCGAGTGCGGTTGCAGGGACGTGCACGACCACGACGACTCAGCCGCAGGTTGACTATTGCAAGGACAACCCGACCGCAGCTCAGTGTAAGAAGAGTTCTGCCAGTGGTGGTGCCGATTGTTCCGCGCCGCCGACTTGCGATGGTGATGCGATCAGCTGCGCGATTCTCAGTCAGCAGTGGAACACCCGCTGTGAGCTCCAGAAGCACGATGACTCGACCGATCTGGGCGCGAAGCTTGCCAACGGTCAGGACCCGTTGGCCGGGAAGTTGCCCACGCCTGGTGGTACCGAGCGGGTAGACATGAGCTCAAAGTTCTCGAACGTCGATGACATGGGCATCGCGGCTCAGTGCCTGGGGAACATCGACGTGCCGCTGTCGCTGCCTGGTGGTGGCTGGAACCTCCACATCGATACGACGCCGCTGTGTGACATCGGCAAGCTGCTCGGTTATCTCAACATGCTGGGCACGATGATGCTCTGCGCCTACATGCTCAAGGGGAGTTTCTGATGCCTTTCGCTGCTCTGTTGGCTTCGGCCATCGTTGGTTTTCTCGCGCAGGCCTGTGTGTCCCTGGTTGGGCGCGTGCTGGTTGCGCTCGGTATCGGCTTCGTGATGTACACCGGCGTCGACGCGATGATGTCCGGCATCAAGACGCTGTTCCTGCAGTACGTCAGCGGTATGGGGTCGTTTCCGTCTGTGAACGTCGTGGGCATTCTCGGCGTGCTGAAGGTGGGCACGTCGATGAACATGATCCTCACCACGCTGGGCGTGCGTGCTTCGCTCTCGGGCCTCAGCGGTGGCTCGGTGCGCAAGATGATCCAGAAGTGAGGTCGGCATGCTGACAGTCATTACCGGTCAACCCGGCAACGGCAAGAGCCTGTACACCATCGCCTTTGTTGAGGCCAAGCGGAAAGCGGAGAGTCGTCCGGTCTTCTATTTCGGCATTCCCGAGCTCACGCTTCCTTGGACGCCGTTGGAGGACCCGACGAAGTGGCATGAGTGCCCTGAGAAGTCGATCATCGTGATCGATGAGGTCCAGAAAATCATGCCGCCGCGTCCGTCGAGCTCGAAGCCGCCGCAGCATGTGTCGGAGCTCGAGACGCATCGTCACAAGGGTTTCGACCTGTTCTTCATGACGCAGGACCCGAGCCTGGTCGATAACCATCTGAAGAAGCTGGCCGGTGAGCATATCCACCTGATCCGCCAGTGGGGCCGGCAGAAGGCGGACCTGTACAAGATGCAGAAGGTGCAGGACCCGACCAATGCGAACCTCAAGCGCGCGTTGCACAGCACGTTCCCGTATCCGAAGCAGGTCTTCGATTGGTACAAGTCTGCCGATGCTCATACGCACAAGAAGAGCATCCCGTTCAAGTACTACCTGATGTACGCGCTGCCGGTGTTGGCGCTGGCTGCTGCGTGCTTTGGCGGCTGGAAGCTTTGGAAGATTTCGCATCCCGACCAGGTCAAGCCTGTTGCGTCAGTAGCTGGTGCACCTGGTGCAATGCCTGGTGTTCCTGGTGCACCAGGTGCGGTTGGTGGCCAGGCGCAGAGGGCTGCGCCGATGACCGCGGCCGAGTACGTTGCGAGCTATACGCCGCGCGTGCCTGGCTTGCAGTACACGGCCGCGGCCTATGACGAGCTCACGAAGCCGTCGCGCGTGCCGGTGCCAGCTGCGTGCGTACAGATTCGCGGGGGCTGCGAGTGTTGGACCCAGCAGGGCACGCGCCTGGAGACTACGCCGCAGATCTGTGACCAGGTGGTCAAGCGCGGCTTCTTTGAAGCGTTTGAGGCCAACGGTCAGATGGCCAGGAACCAGGAGCGTGTTCAGCCCGCTCCACAGCCGGTTCCTGCCCCGCCCGCGCAGCCGCAGGAGGTGAGGGTAGTGGTAGACGCTTCCAGGCCCGCGCAGACGGTCCAGGAGCCTCGCAAACGCACCGTGATAGGTTCCGGTAAGGTTCGGCGCGTTGATGAGCTTGGCGTGTTTTCTGACGATATGAACGGAGGTTGAGATGCTTGATTTGACGCGAATCAATGAGGTTCCTGGCGGTGTGCCTGATCGGTTTTCGATTTTGGCTGACACGTCGTGGGGTTCTGATGCTTGGTCTGTGACGCTTGAGGAGTTGATAGAGCGTGCGATGAAGGAGCGTGGGGTGTCGCGCCTGCGCTTGGTGATCTCGTTGCATTCGATCGATGACGTGATCGATATGGACTAGCGTCGGGAGTGTCCGCGCCCATGACCAGGCGGTAGAGGTGGGGCGTGGGCAGGATCTCCGGCGGTTGTCGCACGGCCAGTGCGGCTGGCGGGACCGAGCAGCGGGTACGACCAGGAGCGTATCCATCCCGCGCCACAAGCAAACACCGCCTCTCTTGCAGGCCCGCTTTTAGCTGCCTTTGCGTCTTTGCTGCCTGGCTTCGAGCTGGGCGATGCCGAGCTGGCGCAGCTGCATCTGTTGCTCAACGATGCGTAGGCGCAACAGTTCGGCGGCCCAGGCTGGGATCGGTCTGGCTCCGGTTTGCCAGTCGTTGATGGTTCGCGGCGTGCGCTGGAGGACCTTAGCCAGCGTCTTTACGGGGATGCCTCGGGAGTAGGCTTCGAACTCGGCTGGGTTGGCCCAGCGCTTCATTTTGTTTTTCATTGGGCGAAAAAAAACCTCCAGTTTCTTGCTGGAGGTTGCTCGTTTGGTA